GACCGATGAAGTCGAAGACATCGAAGTAGAAGACGAAGGCGAGATGCTAGAAGACGACACTGAGATTGAAGACACCGAAGAGGTTGAAGAAGTAGAGGAAGAAGGCGAGACGCCCGAAGCCGAAGCGGTTGAAGATGACGAAGATGATGAAGGTATTGTAACGATTGGGGAAGCGCCGACCCAAGAAACAGAGCAACAACAAGAAGCACCGGAGTGGGTGAAGGAATTGCGCCGCGCTCATCGTGAGATGAAACGCGAAAACAAGGAGTTACGCCAGAAGATAGAGACTTACGAAGCACCGCAGGTCAAGCAGATTCAGGTAGGCGAGAAGCCAACGTTGGAAAAGCTAGACTATGACACGGAAGCTTACGAGCAGGAACTAACGGCATGGCACGAGCGCAAGAAAGCAGCGGAAGCGCAGAGGGCTGAGGTTGAGAAACAACAGCAAGAAGCAGTGGAAGCATGGCAAAAAACGTTAGAAGCGTATGGTGAGAAGCGGCAGAAGTTAAAGGTTAAAGACTTTGACGAAGCTGAACAAACCGTACTTGATACGTTGAACCAGACCCAACAGGGCATTATATTACAAGGTGCAGAAGATGCAGCTTTAAGTATTTATGCTATTGGAAAGAATCCGGAGAAAGCGAAGGAGTTAGCTCAAATAAAAGACCCTATAAAATTTGCGTATGCAGCGGCTAAGTTAGAGAAGGAGTTAAGAGTGAGTAAGAAGCGTCCACCAGCACCCGAAAAACGAGTTGCTAGCACAGGTACTAAGAGTAGTACTATTGATTCAACATTGGATAAATTACGTGCACAAGCCGCCAAGACTGGAGATTATTCGAAAGTTATGGCATTTAGGCGAAAGCACAAAAAGTAAACTAGCTATTTTAGGAGTAAATACACATGGCTAATAATTTTTCAAAAAGCGTTGACATCTTCTTCGAAGAAGTTGTAGCAGGCTTTGAAGCAACTAACGTATCAGCACGTAACGTTGCACAATATAAACCCGCAGCGGGTCGTTTAGCAGAAGGCGGACAGTCTTTCTACCGTCCCATGCCTATGTTAACCGAAGTTGTAGACGGTCGTGACGTTTCATCTTCATACAAAGATTTAACCGAGTTAACAGTACCTAGTACTTTAACCGAGTCTCACATTCGCAACATTCCAGTTCAATTAACCGGCGTTGACCTTAACAACCCTCACATGATGAAAAACATCGTTGAAGCCACCAACGTTATGCTTAGTAATAAGATTGACACTTTGGTAGCTAACGAGATTGCAAGCAAAGGTACTTTAGCAGTAATCACCAGTGGTAACATCGATACCTATGATGAAGCAGCTGAAGCTGATGCATTAATGCTAGAGCAGCAAGCCACCCGTGGTCAACGTTGCATGTTTTTAAATCCACGTATGGCTAAAAACCTAGCTGGTAACTTGGCATCACGTCAAACTTTAGAGGGCAAACCTTTGAGTGCTTATGAGCGTTCAGCGTTACCACCTATTGCTGGCTTTGATACCTACCGCGTAGATTATGGTAAGACTATCGCCGGATCAAGCGCTACTGGCTACTTAGTAAACGGTGCATCACAGGTTACTACCCCAGCCGCGTTTGATGGTAACGGATTACCTGTAGATAACCGCAGCCAAACCCTAACCGTTGATACCGGTAGTGGCGCTGCTGTAGGTGACGTGTTCACAATCGCTGGCGTTAATGCTGTTGGCCACATCAACAAGCAAGACACCGGACAGCTAAAAACTTTCCGTATCTTAGCTATTAACGGCGCTAACTGGACAATCAGCCCTGCAATTATCCCAGCCGATGGTGCAGCTGATTCACAAGCGGCTTACGCTAACGTTACTACTACACCAGCAGATAACGCAGCCATCACCGTGTTAAACACCACTACTAAACCGGCTTCAGTTTTCTTTGAGAAATCAGCAGTTGAGATTATCCACAGTGAGTTCAACACCGAACCATTTACTGCGTCAGGTAAAAAAGTTCGCAAAGCTACTACTGATAGTGGGATACAGATTGTTATGTTATCCGATAGCAACATTGATACTTTAAACGCTAAATATCGTATGTTTGTATGGGCTAACGTTGAAGTACTTAACCCTGAACTAGCGGGAATCATGCTAGAAGGTCAAGTATAATCTAATCACCTTTTGACTGTGCCTCTCTTGGGCACAGTTCTTTTTTATCGGGAGCGAACATGAAGAACCCAACAATGCTATACAAGCTAAACACTACCGGCGATAAGTTATTATCAGATTATTATTTTTCGATGATTGTTGTAGGTGCCGACACTGTGAAAGAATACGAAGCTAAAGGGTACTACCCATCACCCCAAGAAGCGGTAGACGCTTTTGAAAAGTATAATAAGAAACCCAAACCCAAAGCTAAGAAAGTGAGCAAGAAAGATGACGTGGACTAAGCAAGAGATTATAGAACAAGCGTTTGATGAGATTGGTTATTCCCCCTACGTATACGACTTATCAGCAAACCAGCTTGACAGCGCGTTACGCAAACTAGATACAATGGTAGCGCGTTGGAATAGCCGTGGCATATTACTTGGTTATCCATTGCCCACAGGTCATACCGACTCAGCACTAACCGACAACACCGACATGCCAGATATGGCACTTGAAGCTTGCATACTGAACTTAGCTATACGTGTAGCGCCATCGGTGGGTAAAATGGTGTCATCCGAGACACGCAGCGGAGCATTGAGAGCGTACAAGGATTTACTAGCGCAGTACACTAAACCTTATGAGATGCAGTTACCGCACACTATGCCAGCGGGCGCAGGTAACAGAAGGTACAGAGAAAACGACAGATATCTAAACAGACCCACAGAACACATTGTAGTGAAGGGAGATGACAAGCTAGACTTGTAAGGGGAAAACATGACAAGAATTAATGACTTAGGAACGAAAACAACACTAGCTGCAACAGATAAAGTATCACGCCATAGCGCGTTGAACGGTGATACACGCCGTACAGAGTTATCAGCAGTGACGGCATACATACAAGCCAACAGCGATATCCCAGATGGTAAGCCTACTGTGGTCACATCGTCACCAACAGCTAGCCCGTTTACAGTTACACCACCCAATACTAGTGATGACCTATGGTTACTAATAACACCGGACGCGTTAGGGTATACAGCAACCATTGACCTACCCGCTGCCACGGGTTTACGCGATGGGCAAAAGCTATGGGTTACAACAGACAAGACAATAACTACATTAAATATAGGCAATCTAAATGGCGCAGATGCAGCACTAGGTGCGCCCACCTCAATGAATGTAGGCGCGTACTGGTTTAAACTGGTTTACATAGCACAACGTAACACATGGTATAGGATAGGATAATGAGCAAAATAAAAGATTTGTCAAGAACAAGTACAGTAAGCACCAGTGATCAACTGGTTGTTACTAGTAATGATGGTACGTTACAATACCGTGTACCAGTGCAACAGTTGACCGAGTACATGCAAACAGCGTTAGACTTAACCGCAGTTGACCCAGTGGTAACTGTGAACACGCAGACTGGCGGGGGATTAGATGAGTTAACTGTTAGTGCAACGACTGATATATTAGTTGTGTATACTCCAGTGTCCCCATCTACCACCTTAACTTTACTACTACCTACAGCTGCCCAGCGCTTTGACATGCAGACAGTGACATTGTGTACAGACCAGAGCAGCGCGACATTAGCGATAGACGGTAACGGTGCTAGTATCTCAGGTACACCAACGACATTTAGTACTACCTTACCGGTTACCGTAAGATATCACTTGGCTACCAACACTTGGTATAGGATAGAATAATATGGCAATAAATGACAACACATTAAATATCAACGATGACTTGGCGGTATTCCGTACATCACAAGATGATGTACGCAAAGCTAACTTGGTAAAGGTCACGGATGCAGTAGCTAGTAATCTAACACACGAATGGCGGGAAGAACAAATATACTACCGTCGGAGCACTAGCGTTGGTACTACATTTAACGTACCATCAGGTAACAAGCACACTATCATTATATACAACAATGTTAACGTAATGACTATCTTCAGCTTGAGGTTACCAGCGGTGGCAACTGTGGTAGACGGGCAGACTGTAACAGTATTTTATCAAAAAGCAGTCAACACGATAGTTATGATACCTAACGGCGCGTTAGCTGTAGTGGGTGCACCGACAGTAGCTAATGCGTTTGACCACTACACATTAACCTACTGCGCGGCAACTGAAAAATGGCATAGGACGGTTTAATTATGCAAATACCTATTTTAAATGGCATCTATATAGATGATATAGACGTTAAAGTACGCTACCCAGTGAACCTAATACCCGTACCCAAAGACAACGGCGTTAGCGCCGGATATCTAAGACCGGCGGAGGGTATCACCGAGTTTGTAGACACTACACCCATAACCGGCGGCGCTGGTCGTGACAAAGGCGGGATTAATTGGAATGGTACGATGTATCGCGTTGTTGGCGATAAACTGTTAAAGGTAGAATCAGATACCACGCTAACAAACATAGGTACTATAACCGCAACATCAGGTGACTATGTAACGATGGATTATGGGTTTGATTACTTGAGCATTGGGAACGGTGTAGACCTGTGGTTATATGATGGTACAACGTTGGCACAGATAACGGATATCGATTTGGGGACGTCACTTGATCATGTGTGGGTTGATGGTTACTATATGAGCACAGACGGTACTAATCTAATCGTAACCGAGTTAGCCAATCCATTTGTAGTCGACCCAGCTAAATATGGTAGCTCAGAAGCGGACGCAGACCCTATTGTAGCGTTACTCAAACTTAAAAACGAAGTTGTAGCGCTGAACAGACACACCATAGAATTCTTTGACAACGTCGGTGGGGCAGGTTTCCCCTTTGCTAGAATTGAAGGTGCACAGATACAAAAAGGTACACTTGGTACACACACTTGTTGCGTATTTGCTGAGACAATCGCATTTTTGGGCAGTGCCAAGAAAGAAAGCCC